ATTGCAGCTATTTATTTTGATAGTAACTTAGAACAAGCAGAAAAATTTATTATAGAAAATTTGAAAAAAGCTATTGAAGAATCTAGCAAAAATGTAGGAATGAAGGATCATAAAACTGTCTTACAAGAAAAATTACAAGAACATGGAAATGTACATATTGTATATAAAATTATAAAAACACATGGACCAGACCATGATAAAACTTTTACAGCAGAAGTAATAGTAAATCAAAGAATTCTTGCAACAGGAATTGGGAAGAGTAAAAAGCATGCAGAAATGCAAGCAGCACAAAAAGCATTAGCCGATGCAGTGGCTGCCTTAAGTTATGATGATGCGGTCAAAACGGCTATTTTAGAACGGGGTAAAACCATCACCAATGAAAATGAAGTCGCTGATTTTATTGCTAACGAATCCGCATTGGTTGATGCTGTAGTAGTTAAGACAAAACTCAATGATTTAGGCGTGCCTAATGATCAGGCTAATGGCAAAGCCAAGGTGATTATTACAGAAAATCCTAAAACGCCATTAGATATTTTGACGGATAGCCTGATGGCCAATTTTGACCGCGAGCTAGCTAAAAAGGATCATGATTTTGTGATTGATGAAAACTTGCGCAAAGCTAATCTTGCTATCTTAGATAGTACCTTAAACCAGATGAAACGGGATAATAACAGTGAATATCATAACTTGATGGCGAGATTAAACGAAGGGGCTAAAAGCATTGTCTTAAAAGACGATATAGTTGATGGCACCATCATGAATACAACCGGCGATTTTGCGCAGGAAGCGGCTATTTCTATGGCCATGATGCGTCAGGTCTGGCAGGATTTGAAATTTTTGCAGCTGTGTTTAGTAGAACCTTTTAACGGCTCTGCTTATAAAGTGCCTGTAGAATTTACCAGCTATGATTTGTTTACCGAAGATATTTTTAATGTTAGCGAATTAGATGGGATTCCTAACGAGGGCATTGAAACATTCTTCCTAGAATTTGGCGGCGAATGGTTAAAACGTGGGTTTATCATCACCAAAGAAGCTCAAAGAGAAATGGAAACGGGTCCCTATCGGTATGACGTTTTTGCGCAAAACGCTGCCAGCATGATTAGCCGCTTTAATCGTATTATTGACCGCAAAATTTCTACAGAAATGATTGCTAGAAGTGATGAATATATGGCAAAAACGGTCAAAAATGAAACGCCGGCTGACGATGATATCATTGCTATTCAAGCCGGCGTTAATGCGCCGGAAGAAACTAATGCGGCTTTTGCCGTCAAATTGTTATGCGGAACAACCAGCCCAAGAACGGGCAACAAAATTCCGCCTGTCGTACGGCCAAGAATCAGCGTTTATTTAGACCATAAAGGACGCACTAACAGGGAGTATATCAACGATATCATGGTCAAAAAGGCTGACGGTACCGTTTTAACCCGCGGCGCATGGATAGCTTCCAGCGGCAAAATTGTGCCTTTGCCGGAACAAGGGGCACCGGATTATGCTGTGGATTTTGAAAATGCTATGATTTACTTTATGCCTGATGTCATTTCTAAAACATCAAAACCGACTATGGCGCAATATGCTTATGCTACGAATTTGGCATGGTTTGATTTAACCGTACCGGCAGCGTTAGAAAATTTCAAAGCGAGATACTATAATGGGTTGTTAGAATTGATTGATGTCCAGAAAGCCTTTATGGGCAGTGCACCGCGTTATGTCACGCCAAACTTTTTATTAGGTTCCTTAAATGCCATGGTACCAGTCAGACAGGCTGAATTGTTTTATACCAGTGCCTCACCCGCAGGAACCAGTTTGTTAAAAGGTCAAATGTATCTGGCAGAACGCAACGGCATTACCATCGCCGAACATAATGCGCCGTGGGACGGTGGCGACAGCCGTTTGTTATTAGGTAATCGCAACGCCACGCGCGTTGGTATGGGCTCGCCATACACATTAGAAGGACCATTCCCGCATTATACTAAGCAGGGGAGTATTACTTCCAGCAGACAGTATTTTGCAACGCAGCAATTAGCCATCAATACGCCGTTAGTCATTGATGAAAAGGGCAAGCAGTATCATCCACCTTTCAGAACCATTAAGCTGTATAATAGTTGATTGCGATTAAATCACTTTTTATTGTATAATAGCAGTTATAATAAACCTGCTGTTTAAAAAAGAAGGGTGGTTTAAATGCGTAAATTAACTTATTTAGCGGTTTTGGAGCCGACCAAAACAGGTTATAGTGTGTTTTTTCCTGATGTCGATGGTTGCATTACGGTTGGCAAGGATTTTGCAGAAGCACAGAAAGCGGCAAAAGAGGCTTTGGAATTGCATATTTATGGCATGGAAAAAGACGGTGATGAATTACCCGAAGCAACTAACGATGTTAGCAGATATCATTTGGAACAAGGCGCTTTGGTTTTACCAGTAACCATTTTTCCGGACTTGGTTAGAAATGACTTAGATAATAAAGCGGTTAAGACTAATATTACTTTACCAGCGTGGCTAAAAGAAGCAGCAGAAGCAGAAAACGTCAATTTTTCTAAAGTCATGCAAACAGCTTTAATGGAATACTTGAATTTAAACGGCAATCAATACGCGAAATGAATAATAGTTAATAAAAAGACACCACATTTGGTGTCTTTTTATGATGCCAAAGGGGTGATAAGTAATGAAGCTTGCAACAACGTATTTTAAACATCCGATCACCAAAGAAATTATCAAGCCCGGTGATATGTACGATGAGGCTTTTGATTTGGCAGAACCCATAAGAAAAACAATGAAAAAAAGCAGCAGCAAAAAAATATCAGACAACGATGACGATACATTGAAGAATAAAGAAGGAGAAAAGCATGACGCGAGAACAACTATTGCAGAAAATACGCCTAATGCTTGATGATACCAACGCCGAAGAACAGCTTTATTCTGATGAAGAATTACTCAATCGACTAGAAGATGCCGCAGCGGCTTATTCTGCTTATCGACCAATCAAACGTCGAGTAACGATTGACTTAATCAAAGGGGAAAACCCTTTGCCAGAAGATTATCAAATATGGCTTGAAGGGCTGGAAAACTTTGTAATCTATGGTCAAACGTTATACAGCGATTATGCTACAGGTGTTACTTTTGTTTATCTGGCTAATCGTATGATAGAAGAAATTCCTTTTCAAGATATTGCACTGTTAATGGACTATGCTTTTGCCGGTATTCTTGAAAATGCGGTTTCAGCAGCAGGGGATATTTCTTCACTGAAATTGGGCAAAGGCTTACAGCTGTCCTTTGATAATATTGCGGAAGTCAATAAACTAGCTCTCAGTAAAAGAGATAGCTTTATCAGAGCCTTAACAGTCATTCAAGGGAGTTGGTGCTAATGGCGTATGCACAAAATCTAGCCAAGAGAATTCAAAGCGTTTTAAAGAGACAAGTACAGGATAAGGGCTATGAGGTTACAGCGCATTTAATCCAAACAGTTGGCACTGAAACGCTATCTATCATGAACTTTGAAGATAGTCCGCCATTAACTAAAGCCCCCATAAAAATTGTCATTACGCAATTTGATGAAGCCATGTTTCCTATGCCGTTAGGAGATAATCCTGAGGAACTGTTGGATTTTATTCGCATTGAACAGGATAATGCCCCCGTTGATGAGCGAGTAGAAGAAGGCTTGCTATTGGAATACGACGATAAATCATATGAAATCATAATGGTTTCGCCAACCGGCTTAGGTGGCGTTTTAGTCATAAAAGAATGCAGGGCAAAGAAGGTGAAGTGATGAGTGAATTTGACCGTCTTTTTTCTGTTTTAAGAGATATGCCGGATGTAGTTTCGGCAGGTGCAGAAAAAGGTTTGCGTAAAGGTGCTTTACGTGTTGTGCGTACAGCGCAAGATAAATTAGGGACTTATCAACCAGCAGTAGGCGAATTTCCGGCGTGGGAAAAATTGAAACCGGAGTCGGTACGCCGCAAATATAGCCAAAAAAATAAAAAAGCCGCTAGAGCTTATCTTAAAAAACATGGCGCATGGGGTGCTGGTGGCAATGATGATGGACCGTTAGTCGATAATGGTTTTCTAAGCAAAGCTATCACTAGTGATGATACCGATATTAAAGACGGTGTGATATATATTGGCGTGATGGGCGGCACCGTTCCTAATGATAAAGGCAGTGATCCTTCTGTTTATGCGGCAGTTCATGAATTTGGCAGTGTAAAAAGCAAAATCCCGCCCAGACCATATTTGCGTCCGGCATTATATGAAAATCAAGAGCAGGTAGCAGAAGATATTGGTCAAGCAATTGCAGAGGAGATAGAAACAATATGGCACTAAGAGACCCGTTGGTACTGGCTTACGCTGGTTTTAAACAAGCGATACAAAGGGTACATGGCGTTGATTTTGTCGTGAGAGATGAGCAGCCAGCAGCTACTGATTATAAAATCACACTGCCTGCCGCCAATATCAGTTATGTGTCTGGACGAACAGAAAAAGCGCTAATGCGTGACAATAGGATACATGGTCAGAAAAAGAATGGTAATGGCACTTATACTTTAGCATGGGAAATTATGCGGTTTGAGTATTTGTTGCAAATCAGCTTTTTTGCCCGACTGCCGGCAGAAGTACAAAAATTGTCAACAGCTTTTATCTTGGCAATGGAAACAGAAAACGAAATCATTTTACCCTATGATCCATGGCAATGCAGCATGAATGTTTTTTTA